CAACAATAACGATTCCTTTATTTGACAATCCCGTAGCATTATCATAAATCATAACTGTTTGACCTAAACGAATTGCAATAGTGTTTCCTGAAGTAATTGTAGCATCTGTAATAGTGTATACAGACTGAGTAGCAGCAGCAGCAGCAGTTACAACACAACTTGTATATTTAGTGTGTAAACGACCTTGCTCTGCCCATTTAATCATGTCTGAGTTTGACGGCATCTCTGCTCCTACCATACGCAAGAATGAAGATACTGTACGATTACCATAACGCTCAAATTCTTTCTCATAAGTATCAGGAAGATACTGAGTCAAAAAGTTGAAGTTAGTAATGTAGTTTGTTGATAATGGAACTTGCTCCGAACTAGGAGTAAGACCAAAAGTTGGTGTTGATAATATTGACATTTTTTTTTGTTTTAGTTTTTAAATTCTTTTCATACTTCTAATTTTTAGTCCGTTTCCGGAGTCAGGGCTTAGAGACTTGACCTGCATTCCATCAACCCTATTAGTGTTTTCAGGTGTTTTGCGTTCAGACATATTTATATTTTTCATCTTCTTCGCAACATCATCTGTAGCATCTGCTTGTCCTTGTTCATAAAAGAACTTAGCAAACTTTTCAGGGTTCATAGCCATAGCTAACGATTTATGATATCCTTCTGCGTCTTTCATTAAACCATTCTCATCTAAAAACTTATTTATAAAGTTTTGTGGTGATGAATGATTTTTTTTAATCTCGCTCAGATTACCGGGAGAAAATGAAAGTTTCTTTTCGTTTATATTGAACTCAAAACCTTTGAATTCTTCGTTTAAAACTTCATTTGTCTTTTGGTCAAACCATTCACGCTTTCGCTTGTTTGATTCTTCAATAGTCGCAGCTTCCTTGGTATATTGCTTATATGCTTCAAAATTTTCTTTTTCATCATCGGAAACATTAGCACCAATCGACTCGATAGGTGTGTTGTATTGCTCCTTTTGATTATTAAAGTGTTTCTTAGCTTCAGCAATAATTTTTTTTCTTGCAATCTTTGTTTTTTTTATGAAAGCATCATCATCTAAATCTTCATCATATTGATAATTTTCTAATAATGATTCTATATCATCAGAATCTAATTCTGTATTTGTAGATTGCAAATATTCTTTTACTAAATCTTCAGGATCCATATTGTCAAAATCTTTATTTAACTTTATGTAATCTTCAAATCCTCTTCCTGTGTCCTTCTTATATTTCATATAAGCAGCAACATCGGAAGGTAATTCTTCATTTGTATTTCTTTCAGCCATTAACTCATCAAATGAGTTAATTTCTTTATTATACCTTTTTCCAATATATGAAAGAACTCTTTCTTCGCTTAATTCATCTTCAGGTTCAAATTCCTGCTCTTGTTCTTGTTCTTGTGGTTCAAAATTATTATCTACTGACAATGACTCTTCGTGCTTTGCAAGTAATTCTTCTTCTATTTGAGCAACACTTTTTTCTTCTGCTCCGTCTAGCAATCTAACTTTCATTTCCATTTTATTTGATTTTATTTTTTACAAAGTTATATAAAAAAATTTAATATTTTAACGTGGTTCAAATTCACCAAAATCAAATCCATCTAAACTATCCTCATTTGACTCAAAATTCATAGGTTTGCTTTGAGGAACATTGAATCCATCTAAATCATCTTCACTGTTTTGGAAGTCTATAGGGGATAAATTATTCTTTCTTTGATTTATCAACTTTGATTGTTCAGTATTTTGTTGGCTTATTCTTTTTGCTTTAGCATCTTCTCTTTCATTCTCTCTAGTCTTCAAGTTGTTTTGCTGTAAGCCGCCTAATTGCATATTGTAGTCAAACTCTACTGCCATTAAACTTTTCTTAAGTTCAGCCTCTGCTGTTAATTGCTGAATATTAAATTGAACTTCTGCTTGTTTTAATTTTAACTTAGCATCAGACTCCATTTGTATTTTTTGCATCGCAGTTTGCATCGCTAATTCTTGAGACTTCAATTGTTGTTGAGCCTGCATTGCTTGTATCTGCATTTGATTTTGTTGCTCTCTATCTTGCTTCTGAGTTCTCTTCATCTTCAACAATTGATTTGCAAGTTTGAGATTTCTCAACTCTCGAATATCAATAGCATCTTCAAGATTTATATCACCTTTTGATAAAGCCATTTGTATGTTTGCTTCAAGCTGTGCTTTTTGTTCTTCATCAGGAGACACTTCAATAAAAATTCCAAAGTCATAAATATACAAATCAGAAATATCATTTAATATTGATACATTATACTTTCCAATTTTATTTGCAAAATCATCTTTAAAATCTGAATATTCTAATATATCTGCAACTCTATATGTTAATGCCTCCGCTAATGTTCTATAAATATAAAGTCCTCCCTCAAGGATATGTCTTGTAGCAGTATTAGAATTTAATGCCGCTAATTTCTGAACTCCAACTAAAGCATTAGGATCGGGTGTACTTCCATCTCTTGCTTCATTCAATCCCGTCACAGACCTAATCATGTCCATGTAATGGTTGTAATTAGATATTAACATTTGGGTTTTGCTTAGCCCTGAATTTGAAGTCAATTGCGTTATAGGTATCCTTGCATTATTATAATCGCCCTCTTGAGTGTAACTTCTTCCAATAACACTACCCGTTTGGAAATAAAGTCTTAATGCATCTTCAGGATTATAAGCAGCACCTGAACCCAAGTCAACTTCATTTAATCCATCTGCATCAATAAATACTCCGTCAGGGACAACCCTTGCAATTACTTGCTGTAGTTTTAAGTGCGTTATTTGTATTAAGTCAGCAAAAGGAATCATTCGTCTTACTAAGGACTCTATGTTGCCTTTGTACATACGAGGTGCTACAGCCACATAATTTGGTAGTGCATGTTGTGACGATGATTTAGGGCGGACCATATTTTGAGCCATTTCCCACTTAATGACAATGTTTGTACCCATTACCATTACGCCATCATACCAAACATCAATAGTCTTTTCAATTTTTTCAAAATTTCCTTCCTCCATCATTTCAGTAGGAGGATTAAAAGTGTCATCTTTTTCAATAACTCTTGATCCACCGCCTTCTAAAAATCTTTTCTTGTATACTATTTTTTTAGTCGTCTTGTAGTTAAAGTAAAGTAGTGTGCAAGTATCTTTGTAAAATAAACTGTTCTCATAAAACTGAGATACATTGTAGTAGTCATACCAACCTTGACTGCTTTTAGATATTTTTTCTAGCTCTTCTTTTTTTAAAGTAGGCTTGATTTTTAATAGTTCACTTATAGGCATTGTTTTTATCTCTCCCCAATAAAAACAGTCTTCAAAGTTTGGTGACTCAGTATAACTATAAACAACATTTGCAGGGTCTACATATGAAACGTTTACACCCGACCCTAAAAGAAATTCGTGTTTTGCTATACCAATGCCTATTACCGTTAAGTCGTAGTCTATTCTTTTTCTAGTGTCTTGGTAATGGTTTTCATCAAACAATGTATTTATAGCCTCTTCCTCAGCAATTTCAATAGCAGGCTTGTAATGTATTTGCATGAATAATGATAGCTCTTCGTCTGTTTTTGGAAGTTCTTCAGGATTCATAACAAATGGATTCATTCCTGTTTTTTGTTGAATTACTTCAAGATTGTCTTTGGCTAACATTTGACCTTCAACCATGTCTTGATACCTACTTCTTTTTTGTTGCGACATTGCGTCTTGAGAGTATGCCTTAACTTTAAATAGTCTATCTGACATACCATTAACTACAATATCTACAAACTTTGGAAGAATAGGAACAGGTGTCCAATCTAAATTTAGGTAAGACAAGTCACCATCAATCGCTAATTCATTTTTGTATTTTGCAATAGACTGTTCTCCACGAGCATACAATCTGAGTCTATGGAAATCTCTCCATTGATTATAAAATCTACAAGACCCGCCATCCTTTCTAAACCATTCATATTGAATAGCTTGTCCGACTTGAAGTCCAAATTTTTCTGTTGCTTTTTCGCTGTCTGTTGCTAACTGACTTGGGAATGAAGCAGATGTTATGTCTATTATCGTATCTTTCATTCAATTAATTGGCTTGTATTTCCATCATTACTATATCTTGCAAAGTTAATGCTAATTTTTGATTCTTTTTTCTCCGGTATGTATATATGTTTTTGATTAGCCATTATAGCTAATCCCGAACTAATTGAAGCGTCAAACTTAGTCCTATCGTTTATATCAAATTTAGCCCAATCCTCTAATGTTCTTGTAAAAGGCATTGTGCCTATTTCATCTGAATCCCTGTAGTTTCCTGCTAAATCCATTCCTATAAATTTCTCTATATAGGACTCAATAGCAGACGCGTGTGATTGCTTTACATCTTCAGATGAGTTTGGTATACCACCAAGTTCACGTTCTGTCTTAGACAACTTATTATACAACTTATCAGGTCTGTTCAAACAAAACCCTCTATATCCTCTATTTTTAAAATGATATAGTAGCCTTGGCTTATTGTTTTCTATTAGTATAGGCATACCATAAAAAATACAAGCCATTAGTACTTCTTCAAAAAATATCTCCGCAGTTTGCGGTCTTGCAATATACTCTAAAAAAAATTCATTTACAGGAGCTTCATCCATATGGAATTTTGTCATACCATGTAACGATCCGTTTGAACCTCTACCACCTACTACAGCAGATATGTCATATGAGTCACATCCAAACGACCCCATATGTTCATTGCCGGGATGAGCAGTGCCATTTCTATTGTATACATTGTTCTGTATTGATTTACTTGGAATCCAACTCACAGAAAATCTGCCCCTTGAATCAGGTGTCCATACAACCTTTGAGTCTTGTACACCATCTCTCCAATGAAAGCTGCCACGAGTGGTGTGGTGTTCTCTTATTGTTGAATCATTGTAATCAATTTGCTGATATATCTTTGTTAGATTAAATATAGATTGCTTACTTTCATCCCTAAAAGCGTGTGATTCTGTTCTTGGAAACTGACGGTAAAATTCATTTAATGCGTCAGCATCACTCTTTAACGAATCAACTTCCGCTTCCCAATAATCAATAGCTCCATTCTTTATTAATATCTTATCTACACCTAGTATTGGTTCTTCAGGAGCATTAAATACAGGCATACCATATAAGTCAATGAATCCTTCCATATTCCATTCCATAGGAATAAACAATGAGTATAGTCCACTTTTAGTTTGCCCGTTTGCATTTCTATGTAGTACCGAAGAATCTTCATAAATATCTTTAAAGTTACTGCCACCTTTTGACAAAGCATTTGAGGTTGAACCCATCATGCACTTACCAATAATCTTAGAACCCAATCTAAGACAAGTTTTAGTTACCCTCCAATTTTCTTTAATGTTATTTGGTCGTAGCCATTTTCCACTCTCGTCATGAGCCAAGAACAATAACTTTTCTCCATCATAAGAGTTGTCTTCTGTATTCTTCCAATCTATTGATGTATCTAACCCCTCAATTGTATCTTCCTCAGAATTATACATGTTCTTTTTTGTAATCTTTGATGCAGGTATACGGAAAGACAACTCAGTTTTTGGTTTGTCCATACCATCCATAATAGGCTTAAAGAAAAATGGAAGTCTACTATTAATTGGAACAACTTTATCTGTAAACATTTTTTTAGCATCCGCTCCTGTTTTAGATAGTATTCCAACCCTTGAATCTCTTGCAAGAGTTCCAACATTTATACATTCAGAAGATGCCATAAAAGAAAATCCTGAACGTCTTATCTTTAGGTATATCATTCCAAATGACCTATTGTCGGCACGACATGCTTCCCAATAAATCCAATATATTCTATTAGCTTCTCTAAAGTCAGGATATCCAACGTCAATACTTGCCCATTGTAGGTACATATAATGAGAACCTGTAATATACGTTGGCTCTCCATTATTCATAAACCAAAAGCCACGCTCTCTATAATCAAATTCATTCTCAATGTAGTCTACCAATCTATCTTTAAATTGTGATGGCATTTCATTCCAATGAAAAATTGATTGTATCTTTGATAGTTCTCTTGGTAAGTCTTCTCTCTGCCAATACTGCTCAGATTTTTTATCGCTTCTTTTATATACCTTCTCGGGAACGGGAGGAAGTCCTATATTTAATCCCGATATATTTACTATTTGACCTACTTGTCCATTTTTAGATATAACAACTATGTCGTACTTGTCATCATAACCATATATCCAAGACCTTGCCCTATTTTTATTGGACAGTATAGATGGTGATACAAAATCTTTTTGTATACTATATAAGTTATTTTGAACGTCTTTCCGCAAACCCTTGTTTAGTATCTGTTTTACTTACTCCCTTCTCTAAAGCCTCAAGCCCTTCTCTTTCTAGTTCTATTCTATTTAGTATTTCAAAGGCATCAAATATGGCTAACTTTTTTGTCATAGCAGCATTCTTTAATCTATCTGCAGCCAACTCATCATCAGAATCTTTTTTAATAATATTTTCTTCTGCAACTTTTATTAATTGCTCAACTGCCTTGTGACCTGCTGCTATTATTTTTAGTTTTATTTCTTTTGTGTCCATTAATTTAATTTCATTGTTATTTGATTGTCTATTATCCTGTACATTTTTACATCGTCAACAGTAAACTCATATTCGCTGTCGGGTGAAAAGCATACTATATCACCCTTGTTTATTCCTTTACTAATTAAGTAGTCATTTGGATATAGCATCTCACCCATTAAAGGCTCATCACTAAATGGTTTCTTTATATAAGAATCAATAGCATCTATTGGTTTAACAAAACAATACTTGTCGTAAGAATGCCATACATCATCCTTTTTATACATATAGAATTGGTCGGGTTCAATGAAGAACTTGTCGTCTTTAAAAAAACTCTTGCCACTCTTTTGATTTCCCTTCATGTCATAATAGTACTTAAATACATTATGATGGACAAGCAATGTGTCGCCTGAAGATATTGGGCCTTTGTAACCTAATGGAACTTCTATTACTTTAGCAAATCTATTTGAAGATATATAATCTTCTTCAGATGTACTTGTAATAACTTCTAATCCACTAATGGTTTTTGTATTGTTGTATCTCTTATTTATTAAAGATTCAACAATAAAATAAAATGGGGATTTCATTAATAAAATATATTGTATTCAATAGAGATTGGAATAGTTTGTGTAAATTCTTTCCATAAAAGAATCTCATTTGATTCGTTTATGATGAATATTTTTATAGATTGAGTAAAGTCTTCAAGTTTAATTAAATGTATTTCATACGTTTCATTTAAAACTTTTTGTCCTACAATGTAATGCATTGCACCTCCTTTATAGTCAGGCCCAACAGAAATTTTTCTTATTTCCATGTTCTAGATATTATGAATACGAACAGCACGCACATAGTTGGCGGCGGACTTAGTGTCAAAACTTAATAGAATGGAACTAAAGTCAAAAGTAAAAGCAGTGACGTTATTATACTCCGTAGAACTCCAATAGACGTTAGTAGTTGAAAACCCATTTATTTGGCCTAAAACTCTATTAACAATAACTGCTGCATTGCCACACATATTTAATTCCCAAGCTGCAGGTAAATACCAATCGTTATAACCACCATCTGCAAAAAGTCTTGCAAGTCCTGCAGCATATGTATTAGCAGCAGGAGCTAATGTTTGTGTTATAATAGCATCAGTATTTGTTGAACCATTTGAAAAACTTTGAGCTGTAGTACCTATTAAATTACTGTCTTGAGCATTTACTGTCCATTGAAGGGCTATAGATAAATTAGTTAAACTTGCTACAAGAGCTTTAGCCACTCCACTTTCATCCCATTCTGCTACAACTATTCCTCCT